AAAAATGCGCAGATCGGCACGCCTTATAAAAAGTGTGACAGGCCGGTACAGTTCTAACATTAAGCAAAAAGACGATGGCTCTTTTGCGATAACTACGGAAGCACAAGCGGGTGACTTTGAAGCGACGACTTTCTTTGAGGGTATGGAGGAAGACCTAAAGCTAGTAGTCGGTCAAGAGAGTATGATTAAGCTCGTAGACGATGTGCTTGAAAAGTTAAACGAAGCGTACCAAGCTGTAGAGTTCGGGGATATTCCAGAATACAAAGTGTCTCGGGAGACTGCTGACCTAAGACGCCGTGTTGGAATGAACAAGATAGCTAAGTCTCTTTCAATGAAAAAAGCATTAAAGGCTTTCAAAGCAGAAAAAGCGCGTAACAAAACCTACGCCGTCAAGATGGTTGAAGAGGCTAAGAAGAAAGCAAACCCATCAGCTAAGGCAGCAAATGAAGACACACCAAAGATCAACCCGAATGAGGTTGATATGGTTACGGCAGCGCGTGAGTTCCAAAACCAGATAGATGCCGATGGCAACTTAACGAAGCTAGGTAAGGCGCTATCCAGACGCGTAGCTCACATACTAAATACACAGGGTATATTAGAGTATCGTCGCCGTACATACTCAGATCTAAACAACGCAGAGTTGTATCTACGATATGGACAGGCAATAGAAAACGGAAATGTAGAGTTACTTGAGAAACTAGCTTTTGAAATTCAAACGCGTAACGTTCCTGTAGAGATTGAAAGCGAAGGTGTTTCTCTAGCTCTTGAGATCGAAAGAGATTTAAACTCAGGAGTTCAGATGGAAACGGGTGTTCCGTCTGGTGCGCCGTATATGCTACGTAACGCTCTACGCGGTATTACTCACAGAACAGAGCCAGAGCTCAACGCTGCACGAACAATGGCTACAAGGCTCGCATCAATCGGGCATATGTTTAATCCAAACGTCAGATCGGATGACTTCAAAAATTTTAGAAAAGAGATGCGTCAACTGGCGTCTAATATAAATAAGAACGAGGACATTTCGCAAGCGATCACAGCGCTGACAAAAAGAATTATAAATTCAAACGCAGTATCGCAAGAGGCTGTCGATGATATTCGCAGAGGCGCAGCAGAATTTGCGTATGATGCTGATGAGTTTATAGCAAGGGTAGTCCTTGATGATGTAGATATGTCTACTGATAGCTCATACGCCAAAGAAGTAATGAGTGATATCAAGTCAGTTCGTGGCAGTGAAGTAGAGGACATGATTTCATCCGTAAGATCGAGCACTAGAGAGGCGCTCGCTTATGTTCTTAACGGGTTAGTTCCAAATCAAGCTACACGTAAACGTTTCTTACCTTTATTTACCTACGGAGATTTAAGCCGTACTGTAAATAAGTTTGACCCTGCATCGCCCGCAAGTAGGTTTACTAACGAAGTGCCCGCAGAATTTGCACAAGAGTTTGCTGATGACGTAATAAATAATATGTCTCCTCAGGCTCGTATGGCAGCGCAACGCTTTACAGGACAGGAGCAACTAAGCCCATACTACGTAAGCTCTTCTACTGATGCCCGACTAGATGGAATGACGTTTGTAAGCCGCCGTCCAGAGAATACTTCTTTTGAGGAAGCGGGCAACATAATTGATGCAAGCGACAATCCCGAACGTATGTCGGAAGTAGTAGACATCCTCACATCTACACGTAATGCAATCAACGAAATGCGGCAGTTGGGTGACGTTAGCCCAATGCGTATTGAGGCAATGTATGCAAGAGAGCGTGTAATCAGAGGCGAGATTGAACGTATGGGTTCTATAGATCCATCAATGTCTACTCCTGTCTTTGTAAACGACGCCAAGCCTCTTGTTATTGGACGTAACAACACGCTTAAAATGCCCGCCGTCAAAGAAGTTCTCGACTTAATTCAAGCCCGCGAGCCTGCTAATCGAGCGTCACGGGTTTCAAACTTAGAAAATAGAACGGGTGTATTTAGTGCGGAACAAACGTTTGATATGCTTTCAGACGCAGCCGGAGGTGCGAGACGATTGCGGTCAATCTTACGTGAAGCGGGATACACTACTTTACGTATGCCCGGTCGTATGGCTGTTCTTAAAGATGACTACATCAAGCCAATACGTAGTGACGTTTTTGAAGACACTGGCAAGGATATGACAGGGTTGAGGCAATCAGCATCAGATATCAATGCTCACGTCGTAAGGGAAATGTCTAACCGCGCAGACAATGGAGATCTTGGGTTCGATCAGGCATCCATGGCGCTTGAGTTGGGTGGTGTAGGCAGTGGCTTCTTAGATACATTGTCAAAGGTTCGTCGTGGTGGAAACATTAACGAGGACGAAGGCAGAGAGCTACGTAAGGCGTTTAGACATAACATCCTAAACTCTAATGCACAGATCTTACGTAAGTCAGGTATGCCAACATTAGCAGATTTCTTTGAGCCATCACGCGGAGGGGGCGGTCACTTTGAACGCGTATCTGCAAACATGGGTAAGTTTATCATACCTTTAACAAGACAGCTACGTGAGCTACCAGATGCGGGTAACTTCCTAAAACGTTGGGTTCAAAACGGTATAGGTCAAATGTATTTTGCGGCAGAGGATAGTGGTCGCCGTATGTTAAACATGGCTCCTATACATCGAGAGCAGCAACCAATGTCTCACTTGGAAATCAAGAGAGCCTTGGAAGATGACAGACGTGTAGGCAGACTGAAACCCGAAGAGTTAACGGTGTATAACTATATTCGCGGTTATCTTGATGACGGCATAAACCGATTGAAAGAGTTGGGGCTTCCCGTAGGTGTCATCAAACGTAACTACTTCCCGCAAATTTGGCGCAAGGATTTAATCGAAGCTGACCAAGATCGCTTTGTTAACCTAATGGAAAGATACTTTCTTGAGGAAGCGAAGCAAGATGGACGGCAGTTATCTATGGAAAGCGCGAGAGCAAAGGCGGTTAAAGTTAAGAACCGACTTATAGCTACGGACGGAGCAGACCCAAGTGACGTAATGAGTGACTACAACATTACGGCAGATGCGGATGATAGCTTTGATTTCCAAAGACAAATCAGGCTCGATGAGTTTCCACAGTTTAAAGACCCTTTAAATCCATCTATGAATTTAGGTGCGTTCTTAGAGAACGATCTACTGGCGGTAATCACCAAGTATAGTGACGCACTAGAGCAGCGCGTAGATTTCCAAAAACATTTTGGTCCAAAGGCTATCGGCTACCACGACTATTTAGTTGTTCAAGATCAAGGACTTGACGGGGTTACGAAGCTACTATCTACGGGCAAGGTCATGACTAGGGATCACGCATCTACGCTTACAAGCGGTCAGCGCGGTCATGAGAAAGTAAAGAATATCTTGTTCCACCCACCTTTTGCAGATGAGATACAAGCGCAAACTTTTGTACAGCAGCTTGCAGCTAAAGCTCGTAAGGGTGCGAGCAAGGCGGAGCTACAGCAAGACATTATGGCTCGGCTCGATACTACGGGAGAGCCTAATGATGCAGCCCTACGTATGCGTAAGAACTTTGCGCATCGAGCAAAGGCAATCGCCAGTGCGCTCCATGACAGCAATGGGTTCCTTAACGATAAGGGACAGGTCATACAGGTAGACAAGAAAAACATTCAACACGCGGAAGGTTTCTTCAAAGCTGCGAACCGTAAAGATCTACTGGACAGTAAAGTTATAGACTTGAAGCAAACATCTAAGTGGTTGCGATCAATCAATGCCGTAACTCTACTTGGGTTCACAACGCTTTCATCTTTGGGCGACTTGATCCTTCCTGTTATCAGAACAGGAGACTTCAAAGCAGCTACGCAAGCGTGGTCTAAGTTTATGTCTGACCCTGTTTCTGGTAGCGCGTACAGAGATATGATCCGAAATATTGGCGCAGCATCAGAAAATATTGTGCATCAAAGAATGACGAAATCATTTGGCGTAGACAATACTCGCTTCACCTCAGGGTTTTTTACGGGAACATTACTTACACCATGGACCGATATGAACCGTGACATGGCAGCAGCGATAGGCTACGAACACTTCCGGGCACAGGCACGCATTGCCTACGACGCTCCAAATACGAAGCAAGGTCGTATAGCAAAACGGATCTTAGATGAAGCGGGATTATCTGACATCTACCGTCAGAACCTAAACCTTGAAGCAATACTACGTAGCAATGAACTCGGTAATGAGCATCCGTACCGTGAGAAACTAACGTCTGCTATTATCAAGATAGCAAACGAAAGTATCTTTACTCCAAACCCGAATGATATACCGCTCTTTGCGCAAACGCCGGGTGGTGCTCTGCTATTTCAACTTAAATCATTCCCATTAATGATGACACGTTTAGGTCGATTTGTTTATGATGAGGCGGTAAACAAGGGCGACACTAGGCGCCTTGCACCACTTCTTTACATGGCGGGACTTGGCCCTATGTTTGGTGCAGGGGTGGCGTTTACAAAGGACGTCGCTCAAGGTCGTGGTGGTGAAGACAACCGCGAGTTCGCCCCACGTGAACGTGCTCTTACCGACAAGTTTTCGCTTGCCGAAGAGTTCGACCTATCATCCGAAGCTGATAAGCTAGGTGGTTGGTACGTAGATGGGTTGATGCAAATGGGTGGCTTAGGTCTTATAGGGCAGCTTATGTATGACAGTGCTGCACAACTAGACAACGGCGCCTACGGTCAAATGCGTGTCTACGAAATGCTATTTGGTCCTAGCTTTGGACTTGGTAATGATGCGTTCACTGTGGCGGCAGGCTTACAAGACATGGCGGCTGATGGTCTTGGCGCAGATAGTACAAATGCTAAAGAGCGTGCAATGGTACGTGAGATCTTGGGAAGAGCGCCAGTTCTCGGCGGCATCTCAGCATGGCGTGAGGGTGGTACAGATTTTCTTGCCGGTAAGCAGGGTAATTAAATCTTACCCTCATTAAACAGTGACATGGCCTCGTAGCCACATCCGACGTAACCACATATGTCGGTCCAACTGTCTAACTTGTGGGGTGAGGTTGTCATGCGTGACAGCTTCACCGCCATCATCATCATCGCCACATGCTCGACGCGAACCTTCTCTCCCTCTTTTAATATGGGCCGAATAAGTACAGTCATCATCTCTGCGATGTCTCGGAAATTTTCTACGGGCTCTCCGTATTCCTCATTACGATCTTTGTTGATTAGCTTCTTTGCCTCATCAAGAGGAATGTCCCGTAACTTATCCATTAACTACTCCTACGACGCCTGCACCCATGCGAATAGCGTCCACCTCTAACTCTGCGCACTTGCATTTTAAATCTACAAGCCGCTCTTTTTCGTGTCTAATTTTTGTCTTTGCTCTATGAAGGTCATCACCCTCATCCAACTCTCTTATACGTTCCGCAACACTTTCAATCTCTGCTTCTTTACGTATGATTGCTGTCCGAACATTTGATAATTCTGTTAGCGTATCCATTATTATACCCTCGGTGTTGGTCGAAACTGCTCGTACTTTTCGCAAGCCATCAACTCAGGTTTATTAGAAAATTTACAACTAAACGTCCCATGCTTATCGGCAAAGGAATGTTTGCAATACTGACAAGCGGGAGCTAGGTCGGGTTGGCTCCAACACGCTTCCCGTTTAAAGCAGCTTTTACACCGCCAATCCTCGGGCTCCCTTCCTATTCTCTCCGCTTGCCCATCAAGCGCCTGTTGTATCTTAACGTACATTCCATCCCACTCCTCTTGATCGAAGTGGACAAGTTCAGCGTGATAGTCAGAATTATTTTTATTGTACGCTATGAAAAACGAACGCTCAATTTTGAACATCGCCATCATCATTTGCATCTGGCGGTAGTATTTTTTGTGTGAAACGTAGACGCCGTAGCCCTTAAACTTTTTCCAATTAGCGTCATTCATAGATTTGATTTCGAGAATAGCGGGAGGAGAGCCATCCTCGAAATCAACAATGCCATCAGAGTGACATACAACATGACCGTTTAGCCACTCAGCAGAGTGTTGCCGCCCCGTCATATCGTCCTTTTCCCAAACACGTAGCCCCGCTTTGTTTTTTAGATCGCGTACTACCACATCCTCTATTGTGTGACCGATACTAAAAATTCTCTGTAGTGTGGGGTCTATCTTTACGTCTGGAAAACCACGTAATGACAGGGCAAATTGCGCTATGCAATCCGTCCCTGCCATACTAGCCCCAATGTAACAACGAGCCCTGCCTCTATCAGTACTCGCGTAACCATCATTAATCGCGCTAACGATTTTGGTTGCTATGGGGTCTACTTGGTGTTTCATTAAAACGGTATCGCGTCTTCCATATCATCTTTTTTGTCGCCAGAGGTTTGATCGCCTTCCTCTGTATCGACATCAAAGAAGTACTGTACTTCCGTTTTAGTCTTATTGTTATAGACATTATCTTTAACGTTAATGCCTATGGTTTTACCAACCAACCAATCAGGATGAGGCGCATTATCTGCCGCGTGTCCTAATTTTTTTAGTAGTATACGAAAGTTCCTACGACCGTACTGTAATTGTTTGTCGTGTTCCTTTTCGTTTGCGGAAGGATTATATACAGTAAGCCACTGCCTTATATTCCCACTATCATTAGCGTAGCTAATCTGTAATTGCTGTTGCTTCTTATCGTTATCAGAAACAATAGATGCCTCAGTAATTTTAACTACGTGCTTGCCCGGACTTAAAATGACATTCTCACTCATCTTAGTTGTCGTTAAGTCTAAGCCTTCTAAACCGTCCCAACTCATGCCGCTTCTCCCTTTCTTTGATATTCAGCGTATTCTTTTTCAGTCATTGAAATGCGATCCAATAATTCAGTCACATCATCAACCATTTCTACGGGTTGCAAGCGACGGTGGGCGTCCCTCGCTTTCCCATGCCAACCTCTGACCTCATCAGTCACCAAGTATCTTTTTACGTCTACTCTACCGTTTTGCTCGGAGGTTTTGCGTAGCATACAAAAGACGTGATCGAACAACGCGGGTGCGTTTTTCTGAATTTTCTTTTGTACAAATGAGGGCCAGTAGTTTGTAACCCCATTATCGTCTTGCTCTTCTGATGCAAGCGCAGTCATAAGAACGTGCATCGGTAAATCACGTATCCATTTGAGAGCCCAAGTAATGAGACGTTCGTACTCATTCCACTCTTCATACGTAATGTTATCCCGTGATGATGCAGCTACAACATCTTGAAAGCATCTTTGAGAAAGTTCTGTAACACTATCAATAGCGATCCAGTTATATTTCTTGTCCTTGAAATCGTCGCTTTGTATGTGCTCAACGATTTGCTTGAACGAGAAACCCATCTTGGGCTTGGCTGAAAAGGTTGAGAACGGTATGTAGTCTGCCTCAATATCTTGTATTGAGGACAACCCGCTTTCACCAGAGAGAATTAATCCCTTGCCGTAGGCCCGTTGATAGTTCTTGATTTGGGTTGTCTTCCCCGCTCCGTGATGCCCGTAGAGCAATAACTTTGAAGCAGAGGATGCAGACCCATCGTTCGTCTTTAATGGCGTGATCTTCATGGTTCAATAACCTTTATTGTTGGGAGGCCGACTTTAATCGTAAGCGCTTGTTTTAAAACGCTTTTGACTTCCTCGGGTGCGGCCTCAAACTTCACCCGAGCAACCGTGTAAGAAGTTGACACACAATCAGGCGTAGCGTTCTGTGGGTATAACGACGAAAGTTTAGCCTTATCCCACTCCCATTTCTCAGGTTTCTTAACTACGACTTGTTTGTTGTCGGCAATATCTACAGTGTACTCACCCGGTTCCTCGGGCAAGTCTGCGCATAGTATCTCTTTATAATAGTTTAATGTCTCTTTAATGCTTTCCAATTCGGACGACAGTTCCGCATAACGTGATGCAGTCTCGTAAAGTCGTTCTTGTTTTGGGGTAATTGGGGCGGCTTGGAGAACATTATCTCCATAAATAAATTCACTCATGAGGTGTGACCTTGACGTTTAATAGTTGCGTTCTCGATCTGTGTAGCGTATACGACACAACATAGCAAGAGGAAAATGGCGCAAATGCAATTCGATATACATAAATTACTTCTCGACCTCGGCGGGGCAGGCAATGTAGCGTCCCGACTAGGTGTTGGTCGCAACGTTCCTTATGGGTGGTTGCGCAGAGATTTTGTGTCTTCCGTTTACTTATCACGTATCAAAGAGGTTTGGCCTGAGACAGACCTCGATCAATATTTCACAAAGGGAGAAAGCAATGGAAAGGAAAACCGTCCTTGATGCCGCATTAGAATACTTAGACCAAGGGTGGGCTGTTATACCCATCCCCCAAGGCGCAAAGAAACCGTCTGTAAAGTGGGGTGTCTACGTAGATGAGATGCGATTACCAACCGAAGACGAAGTAATAGAGTGGTTCACAAGATGGCCCGACGCAAACATCGCTGTAATCACGGGACCATTAAGTAATCTAGTCATTGTAGATTGTGATAATCAAGAGGCTATAGATGCCGCATGGAAGCACGGCCTTGTTAGTCCAGTAAGCGTAAAGACCAAGCATGGCCTGCATTACTACTTTACTTTTCCTGATGGAGTAGAGTGGATAAAGAATAGAGTTGGAGGTACAGGCGATAATGTAGAGTGGCCTCGGGTTGAGGGGTTAGATCTACGCGGCTCAAAAGGTTACGCACTTTTGCCGCCAAGTAAAAATTATGAATGGGTTATATCCTACGGCGCAGATCTTGATGACATGGAAGTGTATGAGGGTCCAAAGAATATTACTCCGCAAGCAAACAACGTTGTTAACTTTAGCGACTTTAAGTTAGAGGGGTTGTCTCTTGAGGGTATCAAACTTTATAACTCGATTTGGGAAGACACTGAGCAGCTTGTAGACCGTAAGGGAAAACTACCTGAGGGCGGTGGAAATGCACGTGACGAAAGATTGTGGAAGTGTATAAGTGAGGCGGCTGCATCCGGCAAACGTGGCGACGATCTTGTTGCAGATGCCAATGAATTTATGGAGAGGTTCTTTGTTAGTCCAATCGACCAGAAAAAAGTCGAGCAGATGTGCAGGCGTGTTGAGGGTATGGAACAAAAAAACCACCCTGACCGTTTGGCTGTTGAAACCAGACAAGAGCAACCACCTTACACCGTTAGAAGTATTACTACGTCTGACATTGAAAGACTAAAGAACGAAGCGGGTTCGGTAGAGTATTTTGTAGAGCCTATCATTCCTACTAATGGAACGATCATGCAAGTCCACGGCTATAGTGGTCATGGTAAGTCTATGTTTACTCGTAATCTTTTATACGCAGCAGCTACGGAAGCCGAAAGGTTTGGACCTTTCGACTTACACCAAAAGCCTAGAGTATTATACTGTGACTTTGAAAACTCTCGAACAAACATCGCTCGGTTTCTTGATAGGAGCATGAGAAGTTACGGCGATGCGGGTAATAACTTTCATATATACGCACCATTTGATGTGTCGGATCAAATGAATTTAAAAACAAATGAAGGTAAGCTGCAACTTCAACAGTGGATCAAAGCGATCAAGCCCAACATTGTAGTGATCGACACTGTACGTAGCGCCTTTCCGGGCCTTGAAGAAAACAGCGCAGATGAATGGTCGCAAATAAATCAGCTATGTTTAAAGCTACGGAACATAGGTATCTCGGTTGTACTTGTACACCACAGCAACAAGCCTAGCGATGGCTCTGTTTCTGGAAGAGAAGCGGGTAGCTCTAATCAGCTTACAGTTCTTGAGACGCAGATAAAAGTTACACAAGTATTTGGAGATAAGCCTACGGCCCAAGCAAAGGCAGGCTTATACGACGGAGATCTCCATAACATTCCGATGGAGTACCTCAAGACAGGGCTTAAAGACGGAGAGCGTTTAGAGGTGTGCACCGAATTACGTTACGGAAAAGTACGAGAGTACACAGACATACATGAGCCCGTAATGTATTTAGGATATGCGGGGGATATGGAGCGAGATAGTATGCGTGTTCTTTGCGAGAGGACAGCAAAGCAGAACGCACTTATTTATGCTCGGGAGTACCAAGATAAAACTGGCGCAACAAGAACGGCGTTAAGTGATGTCGAGATTGCAGACAAAATCAATAGACCATTGTACGTCGTAAAGGAATGGACAGCGCCGATCCGTGCAGTGGATCATGGGTCACGTGTAGCTGAGATGAAATAAAGTAAGCCCCGCCGTGGAGTTCGGGGCTTACAGTATGGAGCAGCTCCAAAGGGAGAAAATTATGAAAGACTGCTACGACATTTATGTTGCGTTTACACAACGCTGTCAAGCCGTAGACACATCTTTTTTTCCGTAGGATTTTCGATAAAATCGCGTCGCGCTTAACGTCTCTCGTTATTCGATCAAGCATCCACACTCCCGTGTGGAGTGCTTGTTCTCTAACGCTCACTACGCTTTAGCGATTTTATCGTGTTTGTCAAAAAAGTCAACCCCTAGACACAACTTTTGTTGTTGCTTACACGCAACTATGTTATAAGTGATTTGTAAATTAGAAAAAGGAATACGATGTCACGAATTAAGTTGTCTGAAGAACAGGAGACTTGGCTCGCGGATCACCATTCAAATTTCAGTCATAAAGAATTAGCCGCTAAGTTAGGTTGTTGTATTGATACATTAAAGCGCATACTGATGCGCAGAGATTTACAGTACTTTCCCGGTGCTAAGTATCAGTTTAGAGAGAAGCCGAAAGTATGGAAGCGTCCTTGCACCATATGCGGCTGCACAAAATCCCGCCCCAAGTTTCAGTATAGATGTAACTCTTGTCATGAACGAGAAGAGGAACACCCCGATTTTTTTAACGAAACCGTGTACCAAGTTGATCTCGGAAAAACCCGGATCGCTAATCCAGAATTATATAGGGAAATAAAAGACCCTCGGTGGTGCACGGCTGACACACTCTTTACTACGTTAGGCGGTTGGATCAAGTTCAGCTACTTCAATAATAATCACCCAATAAAAGGCAAGAAACCTCATGGCAAATCCTCAAAAAAGTAAAGGCGACAAGTACGAAGTAGACTTATCGCATTACTTTAACGATCACATCTACGAAGCAAAGCAATGCTCCAGAGCTCCGCTATCAGGTGGCGGAAAGGTAGGGCTCAACTCAGGTGGCGCCGACCTACTAGGGACTACAGGTATATTCGTAGAAGCTAAACGCGTAGAACGTCTTAACGTTCGAGAGGCTATGGCTCAGGCGGAAAAGAACATCGAAGCAACACATGCGCCAGAGTTTCCCGTAGTTATTACGCGTCGTAACCGCGAAGCGTTGGACGACAGCCTTTGCGTAATGCGTTTAAAACATTTTAAGGAGCTATACAAAGCATGGCTTCAAGTGAACGGTTATAATTATGGATAAAATTTATGGCGGTACTAGAAATTTTGGCCGCCGCGAACGCATCAATATCAATCATCAAGACTTCTTTGGGTCACGGAAAAGACATAGCGTCAGTTGGAAAACAATTCGCTACGTTGCTAGGCGCAGAGGAACAACTTAAAAAAGCGGTCGATAAAAAAAAGAACAGTTTTAAAAGCGCCTTACTTGGTGGGTCTGAGCAAGACTTTGAAGAGTTTGCGCAGCTAGAAAAGCTACGTGAAAACAAGCGGGAGCTTGAGCAGTACATGCGGCTTATGTGTCCGGCGGGAACTTATGACAGGTATGTAGCACATATGGCTCAAGCTAGAACAGCAAGACGGGAAGCAGAGAGAGAGCGAGAACGTAGACGGCAAGAGCTCACTGAGGCTGCCATGATTATCGGGTTTGCAGTTGTCGGTGTCGGTGCGATAATACTTATCATTTGGCTACTATGGTCGGCAAAGTCACAATGAGAGAGCGCCGAAGCAAGTACATAGTTTACGATGCAAAGGGTAAGATACTTTTAATTACACGTGACAAACGCGTAGCTACGCACATGTCGAAGTTAGCCTCCTTGGGGGAGGCTTCCTTCTCAGGTAAAAATAAAAAGAAAGTGGACGACGACTAAATACTATCCGTATTAGTTTCGCTCTCATACGCTGTAGCCAACAAGCGAGGGACACATGGTCGGGTTCGATCACATACTAACGTTAGTAATCGCACTGATTGGGAGTGCGGGTTTCTGGTCGTTTATATCAATGCGAGAAAAACATAAGCGCGATGTAGACGCGGCGTACAGTACCACACTTAAAGCGCAAGTCGATAGGCTTGCCGTTAAGTTGGATGACAAGACTGAACAAATAGAAGAGCTACTAACGGAGATCGCAGAGCTACGTTCGGAACTTAGCGCCGCTAAAGTTACGATTAATCATTTAGAGAACTTGCTCCGCACAAGATAAGTGCAAAGACAAAACATTTACACAGGTCGAGCCGGTGAATTTCTGGTGGCCTACAAGCTAGAACTACTTGGGTTGCGAACAACTCACGTAGACTTACCCCGCGACGACCTATGGGTAAAGCATCCCGACGGACATATCATTCCAGTACAAGTTAAATCGTGCAGCGCCCGGAGGAAGCGCACGCCTACGGCAAGGGCATTGCACTACAACTTTAAGATTGCGAGGGATAGCTCCGTCCTAAGACGCTACAATGGAATTTATATACTAATAGCATTGGACGTACAACTTCTTATCGCAAAGAAGTGGGACGACTTACCACCTGTTACATGCAAGTTTAATTCTAAGAGCTTCACAAAAGAAGCGGAACAACAGAGCATCAAGGAGACGTTCAAGCTATGAGAAAGATTGACGGAATAATTGTTCATTGCACTGCTACTCGACCCGATTGGTGGGACAAGAAAACTGTAAGCGAACAGGTCAAGGAAGTGGACCGATGGCATCGGGACAGAGGCTTCAATTCTGTGGGCTATCATTATTTAGTGGGTCGTGGTGGCGAGGTCGTACAGGGTCGCCCCGTAGAAGCCGTCGGAGCTCACGCACGTGGATCGAATAAATCCACAATAGGCATTGCACTCTTTGGGGGCTTTGGTTCTGACGCAGATGATCTCGCTACGGATCACTTCACACCGCTACAACTAGCAGCAGCCTACGAGTTAATCCGTAAGCTACAGCAGCAGTATAATATTAAGAATGAGAATGTCATCGGGCATAATAAAATATCTGCAAAAAGTTGTCCCGGGTTCCGCGTCCAGAAGTGGCTTGCGGGAATGTCTTTATCAGAAGCTACGGTCAAGAAACCAGAACGCACGAAGCCACGTCAATCCAAAACAGTTAAAGCATCAGCAGCTACGGTAGCGGCAAGTGCGGGTACTACTGTTACGGCACTGAGCGGCATGAATGAGATGAGCCAGTACATCATCCTCGGCTTTGCAGGCGTCAGCATATTGTTTGCTCTTTATATAATGCGCGAAAGATTAAAGGCGTGGGCCGAGGGTTGGCATTGATATGTGGGTTATTGTCGTTCTCTTCCTTGTGCCAGAGGCACACAAGATAGCGAGCGACCAAGTAATATACCAAGACAAGTCAACGTGCGAGGTTGGGCGCATGGAGTTACTTGCAAGGTTAACGGCTACTGCCCCGCCAGAGGGGAGGGTCTTTCTTAAATGCGTAGAAATGCTCGGAGGTATCAGCGCGTAAATGTTCGGACTAAACAAATTACAAATCTACGGCTTGATTGCCGTGTCGTTCTTTCTCGGATTGCTTGGCGTTTATTCTGCCGGTGTAAGTCGGGGGCAAGATAAAGTGAAGCGCAAGATTGATGAGAAGCGTATTCAAAATTTCAAAACACAAAAGGAAGTTGAAGATGACATCAGCGAACTTGATGATACTAGCCTTTCTGATCGGGCTACTGAGTGGGTGCGCAAAGATTAGTGGCGATAGTTATTGTGACATCACAAGCCCCATGTTCTTTGAACACGAAGACGTAGTAGATATGCTTATGAATGAGGATAAGAAGTTGCTAACTGACATCCTAATTCACAACGAGACACATAAAAGAATATGTGAGGCGTAGCCTTAGCGGAAATCATTTCACTTGCAATCCTGTTGCGGATACGCAAACCGTAACGGAATGAGGCAGGCTGAAAAGAATTTAATAGACATTTTGATATGTGACACACGTGAGGAATACAACTTTCCCCACGACAAAAGGTTCGCCAATTATATGTACTCTACTTGGGGCCGATACGATCTTTGTATTCGTATTCTCCAAAGAGAAAACTATTTCGATCCGTACTTATTACGTAGTGAATTAGAGCTATCCGACAGACAAATTAATAATTGTTTGGGCGACCTCATTGCGGAGGGTTGGGTAGATAATTGCATTGGTTCCGATGGCTGTTCATGTAATTACAGAAAGTCAGGTCGATTAAAATATAAATGTATTCGAGCAGGCGAACCGATGCGTATTTTTTGGAGAGGATATACCGATTGGTTTCTTAAAACAACTGATGAACTACTCGCCCCACACACCTTACGTAAGGGAAACTAAATGAACGATTTATTACAAAACCACTTGACAAACATGATGCGGATACGCAACTATAGTTCTGTTAGTAACAGAACAATAGGAGAAAGAACTGTGAATAACGATGCCTTTCGATATGAGATCGCAAGGTTAGACGCAAAATTAGATAACATTCAATCAACTTTATTACACCTAGTACAACTACAAGGGGGTAATCCAACCCCTCAGAAGTTTTCTAAGAATGGTCTAACCACAGGCGAGATAGCTTTAGTTAGGAACATGACTACGAAACAACACTGCACTTTACAGATGGTCGAACGTGGCGCACGCAACCAAGACGTTGCAGCCGTCCTCGGCGTTGCGGAAAACACCGTGAAGCTACACGTCAGGGCTATATGTAAAAAGATGGGTGTAAAAAACAGATCGCAGGCGGCTATGGTCGCCAGAGATATTTACGAAAAGATAGACCCCACAGAATACGAAGCACTGTCGGGCGGCATACCGCTCGATTGGTCAGTGTCTTTACGTGAGGGACAACCAGATCCATACGCGCCACTATACGCGCCAACAAGAAAGGAGTAGCTAATGGGTTTGTTCAACCTTGACCGACGTGGAGATCGAGAGGGCGTTTACTACGCCGTAGGTACTTTCGATAATGCGCGGGTCAGGAAATCACTATTCACAAAAGACCGTTCGATTGCAAAGGTCCGTCTCGCTGACTTTGAGAAAGACGTAATGAACGGGCACGTAAACGTACATAAGCCGGTGGGCTCGCGTAAAACAAAATTCTCTACAGTAGCAAAGAGTTTCTTACGTTCGCCCCGCACTGGCGGCTCACGTACAACTACGCAGATTGTGAATAAACTCCTAGATCATTTCGGTGATATGGAAGTTAAGTACGTAACTGAGGCTGAGGTAGATGACTACATAGAATACTACCATCTAGCCAAGGGTAACTCTAACTCCACTATCCGACGTGAACTCAACACGCTTCAAAGCATACTCAACTTTGCTGCATCACGTAACGAACGAGAGTATATTAAACTACAGAAGCCACCCGAAGAGGATGTGATCCACGATATTCTTACTGAGGAAGAAATGGACAACATCTTTAACGAACTAGACGCGTCCGTATACAAGGTCGCAAGGTTCATTAGATACACGGGCTGCCGACCAATAGAAGCGTGCAACTTACAATATCATGACGTTGACTTTGAAAGCGACAAGGTTACGCTGAGATCCATAAAGGGGAGGTCGGGTAAGTCACGCTCACGCTTGATACCTCTACACCCCAAAGCAAAGGAGGTAATGGATAATTTCGGCAAGCCTACTGGTCACGTATTTTTATTGAAGGGGAAACCGATAACAAATCATTACGACCTACCATCATACTGGCGTGATGCTCGTAACAAAGTTTACCCCAATATGACAGCAGGCATGTACGCTTTGCGTCACACCTTTGCTACTACGCTTGCTCGTAATGGTGCGCCTGCAAAAGTGATCGCTGACCTACTCGGTCATACCGATCTCAAGATGGTAATGCGTTACATGAATACGACGTATGAAGACCATCTCAAAGCCATTCATATGATGGCCTAATGCTTGTCCGTCAACTGTGACGGGCACATAACGATAGGAGACAACTGTACACAACTGTGCGTTTATGTTATTAAAATCAACTGCTTACACCTACGGCCCCGTGGCTCAACTGGATAGAGCAGCCCCCTCCTAAGGGTTAGTAATATCAAAACACACATACAATCGTTGTCTCCTATGTCTAATCGGGCGCTTGCCCCAACATAAACGTAGCCGCCTAAAAACATATGGGCGGTCACACAACATAGGAAAAACTAATGACTACAGATCCGATGTACTTTGAAGGTTCAGCAGTAATAACTAATACAATATCAACAGGCGCATGTTTCTGCGTAAGTAATTATGGGGATGTATATATACCTCCGCGCATTGCTAAAGTGTACCACTTACGCAACGGTCAGCACATCACGATAGCTGCCCGAAAGAACTTTAAGAACTACGACAAGACGTGTGCATATGTTATCGTTGAGATTAAGGACGCTAACCCACCTGACGATAACTCTGTGGCAACTCAGATCGACGACCACACCGAAGAGGATACCCCAACAAAAACGTTTCGTGATCTTTCAGACACCGAGAGATGGGAAGCTGTGGTTTCGTTGGGTGAGGACGTCAAGAGGCCATGGTCAATATGGGATTACTTAGACCATCTTAATTTAGATGAAGAAAATTTCGATGACGCTGCGGATTTTCTAACACACATGGTCGCGTCCTCGGCCTTGTGGAACGTGACAGTAACGCAAGGTCCAGACGAAAATTCAGATATGATTTCTGATTATTTTGTTTTGTATCCAAAGCATTTGCCTGACAGCATCGCTCAAAATTGTGGTGATGATAAGGTATACAACGGCGAAACGTTTACCCAAGAAGGGTAAACGCTACGTTAATTTTTTCCCAAGGCGTAGACGCCTCATCGAACTTGGATTGAACGCGCTTTAATAGCGCGTTCTTCCACTCTTTATTTTTCAATGCAAGCGTAACACCCAAGACAAGCATATCGTGCTCGGTCATTTCGCTCGACAGTGCAACCCTTACGTAGCCATCGCCATCGACACAAATCCCGGGTGACTTATCGCTTACGTAGAGCCTCTTCCGTAGATACTTTACTTCGTCATCGTTCAAAACGGTGGCTCCTCGTTTTCATCTGCGGGTTTCCATATGGTTTCGATTTGAAACATAACGTACAACCAATCGTGTAAGTTAGTGGGCCATGCTTCCTTAGACATCCGTAGTCCTCTCTCTCCTAATGTGACGTGTTACTTCGGATATCAGGGCCAAGCACGCCTCAGCGTTTGACTTGGTAATAATATCGTTCTTATCCTTTGCCTGTAGTCTCGTAAGATCAAGCCTGCGTTCTAACGTAGACATGATGCCCTCAACATATTGCGTGTCAATCTTTCCAATTCTTGCCATTAACTTTGATCCTTTGCTGTGTAGAAAATATGGCTGCCAATCCGTCGCTCGTAATTAAGACCGGCATGAAAGCCTGACTTGACGTAATCAGCGTGATAATACAGAACGTCACTTGCGAGTAGTGTATTCTGCTCTTGCTCTAAGGCGTAGCTCGCTACTGCAATGGCTTTACGCCACGCCTTAGGGTTTCTTGGTTTGTCGCTCTTGCCATCGCAGTACCACGAAAACTGACACCGATGGCGCCCACGTTCGTAGCCCTGCTTAACAACCTTACAAACCTCATTAGGAAACGCAGAACTTTCGACCCTGTTCAGCGTGACTTCTGCCACTGCCAACTGGCCCAACGTGTCCTCGTTTCTTGCCTCGAAATATACGTTAAGTGCAAGGCACATAACGGCTGCTCCCGTAATCACGGACCTTCCTCCTTTTGTATTGTGGGTACGCAAGGTCAACCGCCCTGCATACCTCGATGATTTTTTCATGATCTTTGTGACGGATACGTTTGATACGCACCGTACACCCGACGTACCACCAGAACGGGCTACGCCTGTAAGGGTACAAGCGACGCCATTCTGGTCGGGTAGTGGGCCTCATATGCACGTCAAACTCAGGCAGCTTCACGTGACTTACCTAACAAGATCTTTTCGATCTGTCCGAGCATCGTAACGCCAAGGTTTCTAAAGTCAGCCATTACGATATCGTCGCCAAACATACTAACCATGTTGTCACGGTCACACTTAATGCCGATAGGTATGACCTCGATACCAACATCGCGCATTGCATCGACCACACTACGAACTTCTGTCTGTTCGTGGTAGCCACCGTTGGGCCCACCATCGGTTAAGAACATCATGATCTTGCGCTCTTGCCTATGCTTGATGATGTGGTACGCAAGCGTAGTGATACATGAGAATGTAGGCGTTACACCGCTCTGTGAATTGAGGTTGCTGATTGCTTTGCGAACCTCAGGCGAGTTACCGCGTTGGACACTGTTCTTTACCTCGACAATGCCGCTCGTATTGTAAGGTGAAGTTTCGGCAGGCAATCCCGGTACGTTCCACTTGATGTCGTAACGTGATCCACTGTAGCCCGTCCATGCCATCAACTCGTAGTCAGCGTTAGCCTTGACCAAGCACTCATTAAGGCACGCCGTAGCTAAACGGATCTTGGCAGTATCCATAGAGCCCGAGTTGTCAATGGCTACCGTCACCATCGTATCGTCAGTGCGTAACGTTTCCTTATGGGCAAACACATTCTTTGCACCGCTAATCACACGTGGCAATCTACGACGGTCAAGGCGACCCTCGATCTGCCCACCTACGATACGCTTGTCCTCACGGGCCAGTAACAACCGAGCGATACGGGCCATGTACTCACGTTGCTTCGTGTCTTCGTGTAAAGTTTTGAGCAACTCACCGTATCTGTCATTGTTCGTAGGCGTTGCCCAAGAACTAATGTTATGTCGCAATCCCTTCTTACGGCTCAATGCAGGGTTCGCGTCAAACTCTCGCATCAGGTAGTCGTAGAAATCCTGATACGATTTGTATATCAGCGCAGGCCGACGCTCACTATGCTGTCCACGTTTAGGTTTGTGGTTGGATGCAATCAGCTTACCCGCATTGTTGGCACGTTCCATGCGTTCCTCGCCACCATGCGTTCCACCTGTTCGTGGTTTAGGTTGTGGGCTGCCGCTCTCATCACCCTCATCACCCTCTTGCGGTTCCTGTTGTGGTGGTTTCTTAGGCTCTTCCTCATCGTACTTACCTCCCAATATTTCCATGCGTAGCTTGATCTGCTTTGCAAGTTTCTTGGTGTCGGCAGTGCTATTGCAGGCGAGTGCATCGTCTACAAAGTCCAAAGCCTCTTGATATAGCTGCTGAGGCATGTCGTTAAGGTACTGCTGTAATGCAGGGCTTTCGTAGCCCATAGCATCACGTGCCATTTGCAAGGTAGCGTAGTCTATCTGATCGTACCATTGCTCGTAAGGATCGCCACCCTCATCACGGGTTTGTTGGTCGATCTTGTTTTCTTCCTCAAGCACCATGTCGGTAGTTGCCTGTAGGTTTCTACGTGCACCCTCGTACTGCTCTTGCGCTTTACGCTCGATGAACACATCCTCCATTGCGTTCCATGCTGATCGAGTACGTTTGTCTACGTCTTTCCTGTTCCATAACTTGCTGTTCGTATCTGTTACGTGGGCCACCTCATGTATGTGGTAGCCACGCATTGCAGACATCTCACGGTCGTCAAGCTGTGCGTTGTGATCCATTGCGGGTACGCTGATAACAGTGTCGTCAGTCCACGCTCCCGTACCTTGGAATTGTGTTTTAACATCAGCCCGACCCATCACTTTTGATAGGCCGGTCAACTCAGTTGCTAATGCGTGTGGGTTGTTGTTCTTAAACATATCTCGTTTCTCCCTCGATTATGCTTGGTTGCGATCTGCAATGCCTGTAGCGATGCTACGTTCGCCATCATCCATTGCGTTGAAAAGGTTGCGTTCAAGAGCACGGGCAAACGCTTCGTCCGTACCTATGAGTTTCTCAAAGTCCGTTGCATATTCCGCAATCGTAATGCTGTTACGTGGGCTAATAGGTTTCGATACCTCGCCAATCTTGAGTGCGTTACGATAGTGGGTAATGAACGAACCAAGTTTCTGCTTAATGCCTTTGGACATTGAGGGCACAAGCTCAGACACCATCTCCATCTCTGTATCGACTTCCATGTAGTCAACCTTGATGAACACGTTGTACCTGTTCATAGCTGCCGTAGACTGCATCTTGACTGCTGCGCTGTATAAACCCGTGCTATCACCTGACCCTGTAGTGTTAGCCGTAGCTACGATTGAGAACTCAGGATGCGGATTGACCATGCGACCACCATCCTCAAGCAAACGTAACGACTTGCCCTCAAGTACGGGCTGTAACACGTAGGCAATATCGCCACGTATCGCATCAGCCTCATCGAGCATAAGCACGCAAGGCATCTGCATCACAGTGGGTAGTATGCCATCCTTGAACTTTGTGACTTGGTTGCCATCGTCATCAATCACAATGTCCTTATCACCTACGAACTCAAAGCGTGTGATCTCACTGTCAAAGTTGACGCGTTGAAACATGGTTCCTGTAGAAGCGCAGACTTGCTCAACGAGCGTAGACTTACCTGTACCTGTATGACCTACGAGCCACGCGTTCTTTTTAGTCTCACGTGCCCACAGCAAATCCGCTAACGCATCTATATCGTACTTGAAATGCGGCATCACTTGAGGGACCAACGGATTAGGTCCGTCCCACTCGTAGTACGTGATATCAAAGTCGAGTAGTTTGTTGCCTGTTTTGAATACGTCGTTTGCATTAACGCGTATCGGTCTGCCCTCGGGTATGTCACCGTTACTTGGTACGGCTTGTGGTGCAGGCTTTGCAGAGGGACGTGCAAGAAGCTCCTTAACTTGCTTGCGTAGGTCTTCCATATTCCAGTGCATCTGGCATATGTCAGTG